TGTGCGTCCTCAAATATGACGGCGTGATCGACATCGAGCGCTCGGACTATGACGGGATCGCATTGCTGGCGCTGGTGTCGGGCTGGCTCCAGAGCCACGACCCCGACCGGGACGGCCTCGAAGATCCGGAGGTGAACGCCGCGGTCAATGACCTTTCCACAACGGATGTCCAGATCGCGGTGGAATTTCAGGAGCGGATCGAAATCATCCCGGATGACGCCGGGCCGATCTCGTTCGCCGGGAAGCGCTGGCGCGTGGCTCCTGTCCCGGTCGACGTGGCCGAGCGCGTGGACGGCATGAGCGGGGGCATCCGGTGAAGCTGGATGTTGAGATCCGGGGCGTTGAAACCCTGTGCCGGCAGCTTGAGGCACTGACATCCGATTCTCAGGATCGCCGGGCGTTAGCCCGCAGGATGGGGCGGAAGGCTCTTACGCTGGCCCGCCGCCGGGTCAGGAAGCAGAAGAATCTCGACGGAACCCCTTTTGCGCCGCGCAAGGACAAGCGCAACAAGCGCAAGCTGTTGGAATGGATTTACAGCCGTGGCGTCGTGTATGGCCGGGACGACGGAGCAAAGGTGACGTTCCGGGGCAAGGCCGCGGAGTTCGCCTTTCAGCAACAGTTCGGGGTGGGGCGCGACTGGACGCCGGGGGAAATCCGAAAAGCCCGGGGGACGCCTGACTATCAAAAATCGGCAAGCCGGGGGCAAGCGCAGGAATTGCTCCGGCTCGGCTACAGGGCCGGAAGCAAAAAAACGGGGTGGCGCATCGTTTCCGTGCCGTGGATTGAAAAGAACATGACGTTCGGGACGGCTGGAAGCTTGATCGCTCTGTTGGCGAAAAAGCCCCCGGCGGCAAGCTGGCGGGATTCGCCGCCCGCCCGTACCGCGCTCGGCGTGACGGACAAGGAAGCGGAAAAGCTGGTGGAACAGGTAGCGAAAGAATCACTCAAGCGTTTGCAAGCAAAGGGGACTCTATGAGCATCGGCAAAGTGCAGATCAACAATCTCAACCTTTCGCAGGGAGAGATCACGGCGGTGGAAAACCACCTGCTGTTTGTCGGATCGGGGAAGGGCGACAAGGTAGGGAAGCTCCTCACGGTGAACACGGACAGCGACCTGTCCGGCGTCCTTGCCGGGGCTGACGGCTTGCTGGCTCAGGTGACGGCGGCCCGGGACAACGGGGGCCAGAACTGGTCGGCGTCCGTCATGCTGTACGACGCCGAGGGCGGCGGGATCGCCTCGTGGTCCGACGCCGTGGATGAGGCTATGGAGCTGGCCAAGGTTGAGGGCGTCGTCCTAACGGACCCCCTTTCCTCCGTTTCCGACATTGAAGCCATGCAAGCCAAGAGCGAGCGGATCATGGCCAAATACATGCGGCCCGTGTGGTTCGCCGGGCGTGCCCCGGCGTTCGACGCCGATTCCAAGAGTTGGGAGGAGTACGCCACGGCGATCAAGCCTCTGACCGCGGATGTGGCCGCGGACGCCTGCCTCGTCACGCCGACGATCTGGGGGCCGGAGCTCGGGACGCTCATGGGCCGCCTGTGCAATGCCGCCGTGACCGTTGCCGATTCCCCGATGCGCGTTGCGACCGGGGCTCTTGTGGGCTCCTGGACGGAACGTCCGGCCGACAAGTCCGGGCGGCGGCTCGACATGAGCGTCCTTGAAGGCCTCGACAAGGCGCGGTTCTCAGTTCCTCAGTGGTACCCCGACTATGAGGGCATGTATTGGGCGGACGGCAACGTGCTGGACGTGAACGGCGGGGATTTTCAGGTCATCGAAAACGTGCGCGTGATCATGAAGGCCATGAGGCGGGTCTATCCGCTGGCCGTGGCCCGCATCGCAGATCGCCGCTTCAATTCCACGCCCGCCAGCGTTGCGCAGAACAAAACGTATTTCATGCGGCCCCTGCGGGAAATGTCCCGCTCCGTGACCATCCTCGGGCAGACCTTCCCCGGCGAGATCTACCCGCCCGAAGACGGCGACATAACGGTGAGCTGGCCCTCCCGTACCAGCGTCGAGCTGTATATGGCGGTCCGGCCCTACAACTGCCCGAAAAAGATCACCTGCAATCTTTTCCTCGATCTCAACAACTACGCGGCATAGGTGAACCATGCAGAGACTCAGCGGCAAAAGTTTCGACGTCACGCTCGGCGACCTCAAGCTCCACATTGAGAAAGCCTCCCTCGACATCGAAGACGGATCGGAAGTGGCCAAGACGGGCGGCGTCCCCAACGGATGGGTCGACGGCGAGGTTTCCGCCAGCGGCGAGATCGAGCTGGACGGCGAGAACGTGAAGATCCTTTCGGAGGCTGCGCGCAACGCGGGCTCCTTCCGCGGCCTCCCGGAGTTCGACCTTCTGTTCTACGGCTCCACCGGGGACGGCGCGGAGATGAAGGTGGAGGCGTTCGGCTGCAAGCTGAAAGTCTCGAAGCTCCTCGACGTCGACGGCAAGGGCGGGGAAAAGCATATCACCACCATCCCCTACATCGTGACGAGCCCGGACTTTGTGCGCATCAACGGAACCCCCTACCTCAAGCCCGAAGAAACGGAGGAACTGTAATGGAACAGGACATGCTGACCACAAGCGAGCCCTTTGATCCGGTTATGGCCGTCTATGACGGAGCCCTTGCGATTAAAGATGTGGCCGCGGGGCTTGAAGGGGATCGGCCTGGTGCCGCGGCCGCGCTGCGCATGATTGCCTGGCACCTGAAAACGGCGGCGGAACTGTTTGACGATGAAGCGTCGGACAGGGACCGCGAATCCCCGCAGGGCGGCCCCTCGCCGTCTCCGGACGGAACGCAGGCGCATACCCATGCGATCCCCACGCTTTCCCTTTCTGAGATGCCCCCGCATACCCATGCCATACATTCGCCTTCATTCGGGGCGGCTCAGGGGAGGAACGCCAATGGCTGATTTCTCCACGGCGCACGCTCCGGTGGCGGTATGGGAAGGCGGCTACGGCAACCATCCGGCTGATCGCGGCGGGGAAACCCTGTGCGGCATCGCCCGCGGGTGCCACCCCGATCTCGCGCTCTGGAAGCTGGTTGACGCCGAAAAGGATCACCCCTCGTTCCGTCAGGGCAGCGCCGCCTTTACCCGGCACCTGCGCCAGATTCCCGGGCTCCTCGAACAGGTGACGGCGTTTTACCGCGGTCTGTTCCATTCGCTAGGTCTGGACTCGGAGGACATGCCGCAAGAGCTGGCGAACGAAATCTATGAGCAGGTCGTCAACCTGGGGCAGGGCGGGCACACGCGCTACCTGCAACGGATCTGCAACGCCTTTAACTACAACCGGAAGACGGGGACGCGCCTGTTCCATGACCTGAAAGAGGACGGCGCGCTCGGGACGCTCACCCGCGCCGCCCTGCGCGTGCTCATCGAAAAGCGCACGACGCAGGCCGTGCTGGTCCACGCCCTGAACGGGGCGCAGGCCATGCACTACATCAACCTTGCGGCCGGAAACGAGACGCAGCGCTGCTTCCTCGACGGCTGGCTTACCCGAACCTATGACCCGGAGGCTGTTTGATGGAAACCCAATTTTTCAACGCGCTTGCCCAGTTTGTGGGTGAAAACTGGGCGGGGTTTATCGTAGCGGCCTGCATCGCCGTGTGTGCTCTGGCGCAGACGCTCATGGCCCCGCCGACTGAATCCAGTTCCGCCATCTACAAGATCATCTACGCCGTGACCGCAAAATTCGGCGGGAACTTCGGGAAGGCCAGGAACGCCGTTCCCGGCAATACGGGGAAATGATGTGGCCGGGGCTGAACTGCTCGCCGCGCTGCTCAGGTGGGCGGCATGGTTGCGGGAAGGTCTGGCCGTGGTCCGCCGCCGTCTTTTCCGTGCTCGCGTTGCTGACGATCCTGTCGGCGTGCTCATCGGGCAGCTTGGGGGAAAGGGCGGCGCGTCCCGTCCTGCCGAGCCTGACCCGGGCGACGGTGAACGGCGTTCCCGGCGTGTGGATGGATGAGCGGGACGCGGGGACGCTGGCGCTGTGGATCGAAGAGGTGAGCCCGTGAGGTTGGAACAACTGCTCGAGGTGTTCGGCTCCTATGTCTGGCCGTTGCTGGTGGGGGCGTTCCTCTACCTGCACCGGATGGGCAGGCGCAACGAGCGCGAACTGTCCGATCTCAGGGTGTACGTGGCCAAGAACTACAACAACAAGGAAGAGCTGAAAAACTTGTTCAACAACCTGCAGCAACACTTCGATACGCGGATTGAAGACGTCAAACAGCTCATCATCAAAAAGGGGCAGTAATGCAGAAAACGATCAGGCTCTCCATCAATGGAACCGACCTTGCTTTCGACGTGACCACGGAACTGTACAACAAGTACGTCAACGAAATGATGCCCAACAACAAGGTGGCCCCGGCCCATAACTTCGCCATGCGGTGCGTGGCGGACGGCTCGCGGGAAGACCTGAAAAGCCTTCTGGAGCTTCCCGGCGCGGCCATCCAGATCGCGGGGGCGTTGGTCGACGAGTTCATGCCGGATCTGTCCATCGAATTGGGAAAGTAGCGGAGCGGGCGGAAAAGCTGCGGGAGAACGGCCTGGGCATGTGCCTTGCGCTTTCCCACAAGTGGTTTCCGTCCCGCGCCGTTGATCTGGACAGCATGGCCGAGGCCGTTTTTCTGGAAACGGACTATTGGGAAAAGATGCAGATCGCCGTGGCGAACGGCATAGCGAAAGCCTTTAGGGGGGCGTAGTGGCTACCAGGCTCGAAAAGCTCATGTTCCGGATTGGCGTCAAGGATGACGCTTCCGGTCCCGTAGGCAAGCTCCAGAAGGCGCTGCGCTCGACCTCCCGCATGTCGAAACAGGCATGGGGTCAGCTCGCAGGCGGGGCCATGACCGCGGCGGGGGCGGGGCTTGCGCTTGAGGGCATGGTCTCCCCGGCGCTCGACCTGAACCGCGCCCTTGCCGACGTGTCGTCTTTGGACGTGGACGCAAAGGGGCTCAAGCTGCTGGACGCCACGGCCAAGCAGTACGCCATGAGCTACGGCGGGACGGCGGCGGAGTTCGTCGCCTCTTCCTACGCGATCCAGTCGGGTATCGCGGGGCTGGACGCCTCGCAGCTTGCGGACTTTACCCGCGCCTCAAACGTGCTGGCCAAGGCCACGAAAGCGGACGCGGCCACCATGACCAACTACGCCGGGACTATGTACGGCATTTTCAAGCAACAGGCCGACGCGCAGGGCAAGTCCTCGTGGATTGAGGACGTGGCCGGGAAGTCCGCCTACGCCATCCAGATTTTCAAGACCAGCGGCACGGAAATGTCGGCGGCGTTCACGGCGCTTGGCGCCAACGCGACGAGCTCGGGGATCAAGCTTGAGGAGCAGATGGCCATCCTCGGCAAGCTGCAAGCCACCATGAGCGGCTCGGAGGCCGGGACGAAGTACAAGGCGTTCCTTGCGGGCGTGGGGCAAGCCCAGAAGGAGCTCGGGCTGAAGTTCACTGACGGGCAGGGCCGGATGCTTCCCGTTTTGCAGATCCTCGACAAGCTCAAGAAGAAATACGGGGCGCTCGACGTCCTCGCCGACTCCGACCTCATCAAGAAGGCGTTCGGATCGGATGAGGCCGTATCTATGCTCAAGCTGCTCATTCAGGACACGGGCGGGCTGGCCGACAACATCAAGGCGCTGGAAGACATCAAGGGCATGGGGAAGGCGGAGGCTATG